ACCCAGGACAACACCTGGCGTGAATTGTTCAATCGCCTGTGCGATTGAAGCGACCAGCGAAAGTAGCGTGTCGATCGCGTACTGGTTCATGCTGACAATCAAATAAACATTCCATTGCGCCGAGGTCGGTTGCCCGTGAAAGCTGTAATCCCGCCAGTTCAGCCGGGGTGGGCCCACCACCACCGCGGGCGGGGTGATGGGCGCCGCCACCGTTGTGACCACACGTAGATCCGCTGACACCGTTTTCACGGCGTCAGCGAGCCGCTGGCTTGCATGCGCGATAGGACTCAGGGCGGCTGTCACGCGAACCCCCCGACAATCCCGAGTTGCATGTAAATATCGGGGTCAACGCGCATGACCATGCCGTTGCTGAAATCCCCGAGTGCGACCATCCCATTCGGGGAAACGCGGCGAACGAACCATCGGGCAGCGAGCCGGACAGTGCCCAGCCGTACTTCGGCGGGCACTGTCCAATCGCCGTGATAATCAAGGTCGGTCCGGTGGGTCTGCACCCAAGACATCGCGGCGTCCAATGTTCGCTGGAGCGCCTCGTCGTCCCGCGTTGTTAATTGACCGTCCAACGTTTGGTCATTTTTCAACTCTTCGAGCGTGACCCAAGCCGGCCCGGCCATCAGGATTTCGCAGGGGCCGCAGTGGAAGCGTCAGAAGTGGCCGGTGCGGTCGGCGACAACAACGAGCTGGTGACGCCACCCGAGCTACTAGAGCTCGTAGTCGCCGGTTGGTCGGTAACGACCGGGCTGGTGACGTCCGGTTTCCCGGAAGTACGCCCGACCGGACTGCGGGTGTAATTGCCACCCTGAACAGTCTCCGGGTCACCTTTGAACCCCGCAGCGACCAGGTCATTGTCGATGGCGATGACCCGATCGATGTTGCCGTAGGCGACTGCGTTGGCCCGTTCGTTGAGCATCCGCCGGACACTGCCGGCGGATCGGTAATCGACTCCCAAAGCCGGATCCACAGACGGATCCTCTGTAGTTGCCACGGGTGAACCGTCCTTTCCGTTCATCGTCGTCACTCGGGAAGCACAAACACGGCGACGGCGTAGGTGACGGTCGTGGCGCTACCACCCACGGTCGACGAGACCCGCACGTACTGGTTATTGACCAGCGCCGAACACCGGGCGTTTCCAGCCGCAGTGAGCTGCGTGGCCGCGGCTCCAGTGATCGCGGTCCAGGTCGTGTTGTCCGGCGAGGACTCCCACTTGACGTCCAACGTCGGGCTGGTACCGGACACCGCAGAAACGTGAATGGAAGCGTCGACCCACATGGCGTATCCGGGGTTAGCGACCGGGCCGCTAACAAACGTTCCTGGGGCCTGCGTGGCGGACGGGAGAGCCAACGCGCACAATACTGTTCTCAGTGATGCCATTAAGGTTTCCCCTCTTATGTGCTATAGGGCGGTCGGTGTGATAAGAGTGTCCACACCGGCTATCGCTGCTGCGAGGTTGACCCCGTAGCTCTTGGAAAAGAATTCGTCACCGTCGTAGTAGAATCTGGCGGTGCCATCCGATTGTGGAACGATCCGGTATACGTCGTCCATATTGAAATATGAACTCGCGTCCGGAACCTTGACAAAATTCACCGTCAGAGCCACTGCGATCTCCTCTTAGACGAAGTATCCGTAACGCTTCCAAGATCAACCCGACAGCCAGAATCAGCGCAATAAACCGATTACGCTGAGCGATCGTCGCAGGTCAGAAGACCGGAGCAACGAATCCAGTGCCGCCGATAGACGAGTTGGCGAGGGGATAACGGCGGAAGGAGTAAGCGAAGTACCCATACAGGACTAACAGCACACCGAGGTTAGCGGCCTGAGGCTGCTCGCACCGAAGATATACCGGAGCTGCGGGGTCCTCCCATAGGTGGCACTCCTGTGTTGCGACGACGAACATTTGATCCTGGTTGGTGCCGCCACCGAGGTTGGTGGCGATGTTGTTATCGGCAATCGCCACCATTCCATTGGGCAGGACACCACGAGCACCGTGGCCATAAACAGCGGCGATGTTCTCACCGGAAGCGGTGCCACCGATACCGGGCTGACCGAACATCGGCCATTGTGACGTCAACTGCGAAGACAACCAGTACCAACGCCGGCTGTGCATGATCACAGCATTCGGCTGAGCGAAACCCAACAGGGCCGACTCCGAGGCCGACGCGCCTTGAAGCAATTTCGGCCACATCGCTTCACCGGACGGACTGGTGTCGGTGTAGACGATGGGGTTCGCGATTGCGGCAAGGCCTGTGGTGGCCTGGTTGATAAGGGTGAAGTCAATATCGGTCGCATAACGCCGGAACAAATCGTCCATCACAACTTCTTCGATTCCGGTGCCACGCTCGATCGCCTGCCGGGAAACGGTTTGCTGACCAGCTGCGGTCTGCACGTTTTCCGTCAAGAGGGTGTCCGCCATGTCCTGGGCAGAAACTGTCGCGTTTTCCGATGATTGCTGCGCCACCGAAGTGGGAGTGGTGATCCGGGAAATGTTGATGGTCATACCGGATTCGGGCAGGTCGTGATGATTACAGGCATCCGCGAATGGACGCATAGCGGCCACTGCCGGTGCGTACATATCCGTTAGGTATTGCGGCACCGTCAACCCGGTAAATGCGGTGGTAGCGACCGCACGAGTCAACGCCTGGCCACGCTCCACCCTTTCCTCAGACATGTGCCGGGAAAGCCGTTCCTTAGCGGTCTGGTCACCCAGGTACTGGCCAACAGCGTCCCGCAGGAACTGCGCGCCCTTGCGGTCATTCTCGGGGTTATAAGCGCGTTCTTCCCGGCCCACGCGAGTCACCTCGTCGTAAGCAGGCTTTTTCACTCCGGTGGGCTTCACGTCCCGGTGGATCTTCTCGTTTTCCTTTTCCTCGGCCTTCACCCGCTGCGCGTCACCGAGGCGAGCCTCAATGGACTTCATTTGCGCGCGAGCGTCTTTCCGGGCAGCGACGAGCTTGCGCACGTGCTGGTCTTCGTCTGCGGTGAGGTTCACCCGACCGGCGATCTCAGCCATTTCGGTGATGGCTTCGATTCCAGCGGTGGCGCTGTCCCGCGCTTGTCGTTGGACAGCGAGATCAGCCTCGATCCCCGAAATCATTTCGTCAATAGTCGCCGGCATGGCGGCCCTTTCTCTCGATTTTCCTTTGAATGACCGCCGTGGGCGGGTTGTTTTTCGCACGGGTATAGCGCCCACCCGGTACCGTTTTTGGTCCGGAAGTGAGCAACAACGAGAGCTAAGGGCTATTCGTCGTCAGCGAGAAGGGTTGTTCTCACCAAATTGATGGAGCGGCCCATGGCGACCTCCGCCGGTGCCTGCACCGCAGCGGGCTGCTGCTCGGTGACACCATCGGTCTCGGTGGGCGCAGGTGCCGCAGCGGCGCGCCGCATACGGTTCCCGCCATTGCCACCATCGGCATCGACATCGAACCTGTCCTGCAAGTGCCGCATCGCCGCACGGGCCGCACCGGAAGGCAACCGGTCCATTTCGTCGATGATCCGGTGCGCGCGAGCCGAAATAGAGGTGTACGGGTTCGCACCGAAGTTCACCGCGGACACGTCACCACAATGCAAATCCAGCTCGGTCATGGTGAACCGGGTGTAGTCGTCGTTCCACTCGCCCTGCTCCAACATGGCCGCGAACGACATCTGGTTGATGTCGCCGTCCTTGATCGCGGCGACCAGGTCGTTGACGTCGCTGCGGGCCGGGTTCAGCCACGCTTGGACCTCCAGCGGGTCGCTGAGCTGCAACGAACCGTTAATGGTCCGGGCCATGGTCAGGCCGGTGTGATTGACCAGGAATGCGACGTCGGGTTTGCTGGACAGCGATTTGCTAAACGCTGTACTGCGCACACTTTCAATGTAAGGACCGAAAAGATCCCACATCTCGTATGCGGTTTCGGTGAGCGATGCGGTGCCACTGAGGTGGTGCCACAGCCCATCGCTGGCCAATTCTGCGGGTGTGCGGCTAAATAGCGACTGATTACCGTTACTACCGCAGACACAGTCGTCACCAGAACCGTTGCAGTTCCGTTTGTGCAGACTCGTTTGCAACTCGGTGGGCACGAAGACCCGGCGGGCCCGACCCACATCCAACGGCGCCGCAGCGCGGGCCCGTTGGATACCCGCCGGACTGGTGTCCTCGATTGCTTCGCGGCGGGCACGGGCGGCGGTGGCCCGCATCACCTCAATGTTGATCATCTTGTTTCCCGTACCTACCTCGCTATGGAATTGACGAACCGGTCGGCTCAGAAGCCGCTGGGGGTATTCGGGGCGCCGGTGTCGTTCTTGGCCGACGTGTTGCCCTTATCTGCGTTGGCATCCCAAGGGTCCTTAGCGTTCCCACCCATAGGCTTGAAATCCCCGCCGTCGCCAGCAGCTTTCGTGGTCATCGGCTTCCACGCTGACTTCGCGGTGGTGTCGTCGTCGTTGGACAAACCCGAATCCGGCTTGTTCTTGTCCTTGTCCTTGGGGATGTCGATGCTGGTGCCGTCATCCTTGGCTTTGGCGACCTTGCTGTCCTTGCTGTCCATGTCCTTGTCGTCCTTGTCGTCGTCCTTGGGCGGGAAGACGGGGGCCTGGGCCCGAGCCAGCGGACCGAACAACCCTGAACCGCGAGCAAGGCCAGCGTCAGCTGCGGAACTGGAGGCCACATTGGAACGGCCAGCGGCAGAAGCCGGACCCGGACGCGCGCCACCACGGTTGATATTCATTCGATTTATCTCCCTTAATCGGTGTGAATTGAGTGCTAAATGCGCAGCGTGAGTTACACGCCGGGCTGGAGGGGCTGCGCCGTTGGCGACCTGCTCGGAGGCTTCGGCGGCCAGAACCGGTCGAACTCAGCCTTCTGCTCATCGGTCAGCGCAGGCCGGTCTTCCAGCAACCGCGCTTCGGACAACCCGAGCACGCGACCGGCTACCTGGAGGTTGATCGTCTCCGCGCGCGTCATCGGGTCCATTCGCAACAAAGCGTCAGGGTTCAATTTCACGAACTGTTGCGCCGGCAGCAGTTTGTTCAGAGCGTTTTCGCGCCGGATCATCGCCGGGCCGAGCGACATCGTCAAAAATTGGAGGTTCCGTTGGGCCACGTTCGCGTACGTCACCGACGAACCGGACACCGCAGAATCGATCAAATCTGAGGGGCAGTCGAAAAACCGAGCGATATCGGT